TTTTGCAACTCCTACATTTGTTCCTAATCCTACAATACTAATAGTAACTTGATCATCAAATAATCCAGGTGTTAATTTATTTTCATATTTTACCACTTTAAAAAATTCATATCCATAATCACTGGAATTAAATCCATCTCCACTAATGCTATCTTTTTGTATTCCTTCTACAAAAACTTGATCTCCTGCTAAAAATGGGAAAGTGATAAATCCTCCAATCGGGGTTGTTATCACAACTTCAAAAATCGTTGGGGATATAGAATTAACTCTTAATATGCTTACTCCATTAGAATTTTTAGTTGCAAAAAGTTCTGCCGAATTTGAAGAAATTCCCCTAGGTGAAGAAACTATATCTAAACTAATAATACTACTGCCATTAAAGATAGGATTAATAATTCCATTATCTATAATTCTTCTAGAAAATTTTTCAACAACAATTATTTCTGGTTTTTCTGTATATCCGGATCCGCCATATATCACTTGTGCATCAGAAATATAATTAAAATCTTTTAATATAATTTTGGGGGAGATTGACGCATTTACAGATAAAGTTTTATCAAATGAATATGGCAAACTTTGCGTCACATTTCTAAAAGACTTAATTTTCCTAATACTATTAAATTTTGGAATAAGATTAAGACCAATACCATATTGGGTATTGACGCCATTAAAGATTGGAATTTCTGAAAAATATCCGCCAGAATAAAGAATCTTAATACTATCAGCACTACCTTTTTCAGTTTTAGATGTAGTTGTATATTGAATGATATCACAATCTGATTTTAAATATTCACTTCTTTCTGGTACATTTCTTACTGAAATCTCAAATGTAGTTAATCCTACACCTAAAATTCTATGTTCTCCATTATAAGAACTTTCAATATATGAAATAGAAGAATAATCTTCTACATTCTTATCAGGTCCAACAAAACCCTCATTATTTTTCAATGAATAAAATAGTTTTTGTGGAATTTGCTCACTAAATTCTAAAGTTACATATGAAGAAATTGTTCCAGGAGAACCTTCCCTAATAATATTGAATTGATTTGTTGAACCAGTAGAAATAAACTCGGTATTAAAATTATTATCATAGTAAATATTAAAATTATATCCAGATAGAGAAGAATCTGAAAGATCAAACTTCAAATCATTGTTGCGAACAACATATATCTTGGGATTAATTAAAGAGAGTGATTGATTAATATTAGAATAACTAATTGTATTAAAATCTACTACATTTACTGGAATTTGATATGTATCAAATAAAGTTTCACATAAATTTATTGTATTATTATCTACTTTATGTACAAAATATATTTTATCTGCAGATGAATTGCCTGCATAATCGTAAAAGACTTTATCACCAGTATTTAAACCATGATTATTAATCGTAATTGTATTGTCTCCTAAATCTACATCCGTAGAGAAATTAAACTCAATTGGATCTATTAAAATTTTATTAATTTGTTCATTATATAAAACTTTAACATCAGAAGAAATCCCAGATCCAATTAATAAATTTGGTTTTATATCCAATTTAACTAAATCACCAACTTCCAAACTATGAGAAGTTGACAAAGAAACTTGTGCTTTTATTCTTCTTAAATCAAAATTTTCTTGATTGAATACCGTTTCAAAATAATAATCATCATAATTATCGCCATCCTTAACAATAAAAACCTCATCAGTTATTAACGAAGTTTTTATTCCTATAGTATTTGGATTTTTGTCAACCACATATACAAAAGGTGGGAGATCATAGGGTGTTGAAGTGGAAGTATTTTGAATTTGAATATTATCTACATTTGGTGTAATATGTCCATTTGGATTAAAATATATTCTTTGATTAGTCTTAAATGGGTGATTTTCTAAATGAATAGTTTTAGTTTGAATTGATCTACTTATAGTTTCATTTCCAAAATTAAAAGATCTCTCATAAGAAATACCAGAAGTAGTTCCAATTCCAATAGATTCCTTTGGATTAAAATATATTCTAATATTTTGTTTTGAATCAAAATAATCTATTTCTTTTTTTATAGTAATCTTATTTTGTTTAAAAGTTACCCCAATTCCAGAAGAGTGTGAAATTAATGAATTTCCTCTTTTAACTCTTAATACTTTTTTATTTGGAAATACATTAAGTACTTCCATCACTTCTCCACCAATCTGTATACTACTTCCGGCAGAAACTTTATTTGAAACATTGGAAAGATAAATTTCGGTAGTTTCTGATCCAGAAGGAATGTCTTGAATTAAAGTTTCAGTTAAATCTGAAATAACTTTTATTTGATATAGATCATCGAAATATTCTATATCTGTTGTTGTACTTGCATTAATGGAAACATAATCCCCACTTTCAAATTCTGTATATGGTGAAATATAAAAATCTATTTCACCCTCATTCCAAACTGCCGTATAATTAGTTTCTTCATTTATAATAGATTCTATCTTTTCTATAACTTTTCCTTTTATAGATCCAATTTCTGCGTCAATTTTATTTGTTGTATTATCTGAATCAGAATTCTTAAATATTAATTTTTCACCTACCTTATAATTTTCTCCACCATCAAATATTTCTATATCAGAAATAATTCCTTTTTCTACTGTTGTTAATTCTATTTTTTGTTTGCTATAATTATAATTTTCTGGAACAAAATCATAATCTGCCTCCACATCAAATATCTTATATGGAAAAGTATTTCTAAGTAAAGAAGAATTTTCAAAATCAAATGATTGATTCAACTCTTCATTTTCATCCAATAATTTTCCCTTAAAACAATCTCCCACAAAATATGGAAATGTGGGTTTATTTGAAATTTCATCTATAGAAGCGTGATAAGCATATGTTCCATTTGGAAAATCTACATTTTTTTCATATCTCCCATTATATTCGTCAAGATCACCACCACTAGTCTCATCATATGAATAATCTTCAATAAAATACCCTGCAGGAAAATCTGAACTTGATGGTCTATCAATAATATTGGATGTATTTAAAATATAACTAGATTTTAATAGTTTTCTTGTAGATGTTATATCTTCTGGATCGGAGTTTCCATATGGTCCATAAATTGGATATCCATCATATGCCCATCCGATTATACTAGATGATTGATTTCCATCATCTTGAAAACTATTTTGTAAATTTTGATAATATCCGGAAACTGAATAACTTAGTCCATCATTATAATCTTTAAGTATTTCATACTGATTATTATCATTATTATCTTGAATCTGATTTATAGTTAATTCTCTGACATTACAGTCAATTATACAATTAATTCCAGAAGGAATTACATTAATTGAACTATTAGATGAATACCCTATTCCAGAATTTATAATTTTTACATCAACAATTCTTTCATTCTCAATAACTGCTCTTAATTTTGCACCATATCCTTTACCTGAAGGATCTACTACTTCTAAATCTGGAACAGAAAAATATTCACTTCCACCAAAATCAATATTTACACTAATAACCTGACCATTTATTATCAATGGATTTAATCTAGATTCAATACCATTTTTAATTAAAATAGTTGGTTTTCTGTGAAAATTAATTATCGAAGAACCATACCCAATTCCAGATTCATATAGATGTAATTCCGAAATCACACCTTTTACCACTGGCGTAGTTGTAATTAATTGTGATCCTGATATTGTTCCTAAACCAATTGGATTGTAATTGATTACAATTTCTAGATCTGGATATTTAAATCTGTTGTATCCAGAACCAGTGGATAAAATATTTACAACTTTTTTTCGCTCAAAATTTGAATAATAAGTTCCTCCAATTCCAGCATCGCATAACATAAACGAATCAGAATTTTCTTTAATTACATAATATTGGTTTTCAGTTGATAATCCAGAGATTGGTTGTGGAGAATTAACCCCTAATCCAGGGATAGGTGCATATTCAACTAGTTCACCAGTAGAAAATCCATGATTTTTAAAATTTATTGTATTTGTCTGTGTACTTATTCCAGATGGTGATATTAAAAGAGATTTATTAGTTACTTGTCCACCATCTATAACTTTAATCTCACTTACAGTATTAAACTTATCTGCAGTTAAAAACTTCTGAATTCCAGAAAGATTAACATCACTAAAAGTAATTGTATTGATTCCTGAAGATGAATCATTAAAACTATCAAATAATCTTATAGTTTTAGAATTATCTACTTTTACATAGTAACGATTATTATTTTTTAACGTTGATAATCCGATACCAATAGTGATATCTGAATTTCCATTATTTCTGTAAATTACTTCTTGATTTTCATAAAAATTATGTGCATTGACAAATGTTATTTGATTTGTAGTTATATCTATTCCTCCACCAATATTAGTAGATCTTGCATCAAATAATACTTCTCTTCTTTTTTCTTCTACTATTGGTATGAAATTGCCACCCTTAATATTTCCACCCTTAGATTCAACATTTAAAACTTTATCTATACCAAATTCTTGATCGTCCACAAAAATATCTTCTACAGTTCCTAAAAGAGTGGATGTAACTAATGCAGTCCCACCTATTCCTGAGGATATTTCTATTTTAGGTGGATTTATGACATCGTAATTAGAACCAGAATTTAATATTTTTACATTTTCAATAGGTCCATAATAAATCTTATCCAATGTTTTATAATTATCAATTTCAACTCCATTAATCAACATACCCGTTTTTCCGGGTAATGTTTTTTCATTTGTCCCCCCTTGGGGAAATAAATTGAATTTTTTGAATAATTTTTGTGGGTTTAAAATTTCAGATTTTTGAGATTCTATAATAAAAATATGATCTGCAGATTTGTCATCGGGATATAAAAAATTTATTTCTGAAGAATTGCCAAGTTCAATAAAATTTTGAGATCCATGTAATTTTATCTTTCTTGCTCCTAAAACTTCTACATAATAATATTTTTCATCTTCTAACCCAGTAATAGGAATTTCGGATTTATATATTATTTTTTCGCCACTTTTAAAATTTATATCAGTATTAAATGTAATAGTCTCATAGAAACCTGTTGTCTCATTTAGATCGCTAAGAGTTCCATTTTCTTGTGAAAAATTAATTATCGATTTTTTTAGACTATTTGTTATCTCTGTTCTAAAATAATTGTTAGTATCTGGCGCTGATGGTAAAGAATATGAGGAAACATATGCAAAATTATCAGCATCAAAATAAATATTTTGAATATCAGAAACTAATGAGCGATTTCCATATTTAAATGGAATAGTGGAAAATGCTTTGTTAATTAATCTTCTAATAACATAATTTCTTGCAGGATTTGAAATAAATCCCTCAAAGTTTGATAAAACAATATCAGTTTCCAATCCATTAGAAAAAATACTTTCTACATATGGATAATTTTGATTTGTTGGATATATGACTTCTTTACTTGCTGCGTCTAAAATTTCTACTTGATCGCCTATTTTTAATTGAGAACGATATACATCAGTTTTTATTTTAATAGTAGAAGAATTAATTTCAAATATATTAAATGAAGGTCTAACATTGTATATCCAAGAATTTGCAAATATTTGCTTATTGGTTTTGGACACACCAAACTCAGTCTCTTCAACACTATCCCCAATATTATCGACACTTACAATATCATTCTCAATAAGTGAAAATCCATTGTAAGAATTTAAATCTAACTTATTTAAAACACCATTAATTTTTATAGTTATTTTTTCACCATTATCATCATATCCATAATAATAACCTTCAGAATATATGGACTCATTTTCTAAAATAGGATTATCTATACCAGAACATCCTAAAAATTGATTGAGACTTTTTTCTTTATATGTAATGGTATTATTTAAAGAAAATATTGTTCCTGATTCTTCAAATCCAATTGTAGAATCTACTGTGAGTATAGATGACCCAATTTCAGTTTTATCAATACATTTTGTATTTGGAGTTAGTTCGAATTTACCATTAATTGAATTTGAATCGTCAAATCCAACAAAAAGATTTAATTTAAAATATTCCTCTCCTAATCCAGTATTTAAAACCTCAACAGAAGATACCGATGCATTTGTTTCTGGATTAATATTGCTATATATCTGATTACCTATTAAATTTTCTGGATTTCCTGATATTTTATCAACTATTAAAACTTCTTTTCTTATGTAATCTGCAGATGATGGTTTAATTAAATAATTTTCTAAATTAATTATTTTAGAATCAACGCCAAAAAGAACTCTCAATAAAATTTTAAAAGATTCATCAGTGCCTTTTGCACCATAAAAAGAATTAATTCCTTTTAAGAAATTTCCTACATTTAGATCAGAAACAAATTCTCTATTTTCGAATCCGGGAGAAAAAGTATATTTTATTTTGCTATAAAGCTCTTTTAAAAATAAGTTACTTAGATTTTCAATTTGTGAGTTTTCGGGATGTGAAGAACTACTTGTTTTAGTAAAAATTAATTCACCTTCATTCTCATCATCATGATAATTTGTAATTGCACTAAATCCACGGACACAACCAATAAAACTAGTTGATGTTAAATCAGTATATGTAATAATTTCATCATTTATTTTCAGAAGTCCATATTCTTTTGGAAATCCTTTCGTATTAGAAACATTGATAACAGTGTCATCAATTCCAATACTTGATGTCAATTCAATAGAATTTGAAATAACTTCTGATGTTAAATTATCTAATTTTAAATATTGATCTATATTCTCTGATATATCAGTGGGACCACCTTGATATTCTTGAGATATGTAATATTGTTTTAAAAAATCTACAAGTTTTGGATTTTCATCCAAAATAAATTCAGGAAGTTGATTATCTATAATATCCTGAACTTTTATTCTTGTATTAAATCCAGTTTGTATCATTTATTAGTCTCTTGTTAGATTTCCGTTGGAATAACTTGATGTAAAATAATCTCTACTAAAAACAGTTCCAGAAATTTCTTCTCCCGAAGAAATAACATCTCTTATCATATTTATTTTACTTTTAGAAATATCCAATTGCAAATAAAGATCTCTAAGAGCAACTACATCATTAGATTCTGGAAATGCTTGGATTTCTATAATATTATCTGGCAATACTGTAGAATTTATAATCAATGTTCCAATATTTATTTCTCCTTTAACATAATCAACTGTACCAACATCTTTTACAACAATTACAATATCCTCACCCGATTTCTTTACGATTGAAATAATTCCAGTTTCCAAATCTTTATTTGGAGTGTCTGTAAAGTATACTGTGCTTGATTGATTGGGAACAGTAAATCCTGTTGATTTAATGTTAAAACCAGATTGTTTTACATGAAATCTATTTCCAAAACATAACTCATATTGAGTATATTGATTAAGAAGAACATTTAAATTTCTTCGTATTTTAATTTTAGTAATATTTGAAGTTATAGAGTTATCTGTTTTATCGATAACTTGCATCAATTTACTATATTTAAATCTACCACCAAACTTATTAATTTCTACTGATTCTGAATACTTATTTAAAGAGTTTAAAATTCTTGTTTTTAATGTTTCTGCAGATGAAATTTTATTATCATCATAATATACATAAGAATCTAATTCCACATACAAATATTTAATATCAACTATTTTTTGATTAATTCCAGAAATAGAATATTTTTTTATTTCTGATAGTATTTTATTTTTATTGAATTCAGAAACAAATGAACCGTTTTTTGGTTTTATTGCAATTTGTACATTTCCATATTGTGGAGGGTCTAATTCTTCACCCCCAACAACTGAAACTGAATCTGCATCTGGATATATTTTTTTAATAATTGAAGAATAATCTTCCGCAGTTACTGCTCTATTTTGTGTTGAATAAATTCTTGGAGCATAATATTTAATTGAATCTACTGATTCAATATCAGCACCATTTTGTGCTGGTGAAATTGTAGTAATAGAAATGGGATTTGGTGAAACTACATTATCATTACTGTCCACGAGTGTTCCTGAAAAGGAAAATACTCTTGGACCATTACCATCTTTTCCATCTGTAATTATATATTCTGCTGTAATAATACTATCATGTTCTAATTTTTTTCCAAATATACCATCACCAAAAAATAGTTCATACTTTTCATCTTGTACTTCTTGAATAAAGCAAATCTTTGTACTTTTATCCAAGTTTAAGATATCTTTTGCAATTTTGTATTCAGTTCCAAGACCTTGCTCTAAAATTGAGTCTTTTACATATATTTTTAACTTATTAGTGTCTATAAAGGGGTTATTTAATATAAATCTTTGATCTGAAGTAGAACCATCATATCTAAATGTTTTTATTAGAAAAGTGCCTTGAGATATTTCAATGTTTTCAAAAATTGCTCTTCTTACTCCATTTACATTTTCTGTTGGGGATTGAATATCATCTACAATTGAAAATAAATATGAACTATCATTAGTTTGTCCAATACAAACTAAACCTTTCTTTAAGGTCAGTGTTGGAGTTTCTGTATCCTGAACATCAACTGTAAATGTTACAGTTGCCTTTGCAGAATTTCTGGATTTTGGTACGTATCCGATATTCCTTGCTAATGAAACGACATTTTCTCTTACTGTTGCAGAGTCTAGAAAAGACTCATTAACAATCATATTAGAGTTAAATGCTGTTATATATGTATTATAAGCAAGAGTATCTATTAAAACCGAAAAATTGGAACCATCAAAGTCAAATCCACTAAAATCTGAATTTGCACGAAGATAATCTTTGATGGAATCTTTAATTTGATCGAAATCTAGATTTGTAAACTTTGTAAAAGGCATTTTATTATCTTGTTGCCTCTAGTAAAAATGAATATTCTTGTGTTGGAAACTCTTGCCCTATTATATCAAATATTATTTCAACATTAAAAGCATTTTGGTCTGGTAATGGTGTTACATCAATTTGAGTATTTTCAATTCTATCTTCAAAATTTTCTAATGACACTTGAATTTGATCAGCAATTACAGAAGCAGTACCAAAATCTACAAAATCAAATAGACTTGATCTAACATCACTTCCAAATAAAGAATTAAAAAATTTTTCACCTGGAATTGTTTGAATAATATTTTTTACTGATCTGCGAATTGCTGATTCATTTTTTAAAACTTGCAGATCTTTTGTTACAGGGTGTGGTTCAAAAGATAAACTAATATCTTTAAAAGATCTTGATATCTTTTGAATCGCCATTGGTAAAGAGCTTTCTCAATTTATTTATAACTCATTCTTTAAGATTTTTTTGCCCTTTTTTGATATCATCATGCATAATTTCCTGAAGAACTCTTTCTTCTGGGTCATCATTGGTTTTATGTGGCAATGACCAGTAGTCTGTTGTTAAACTTGTCGTTCCCCATACTTCTCTCATAATGTTTTTACTCCTATCGACGGGTGAATTTGCCATTTTTGCCTCTGTTTATTAAAAACAGAACTTTTTGAGGGGTTTCTATCCCTACTTTATATTTATTTTATCCAAAAACCTTTACGCAAATAGTCAGAATCTTTCACATAATGATAATCATCATCTAATTTGTGATTGAAATTATCCCATATAGGTATTGCTTCCGTATTATTGTACCTAAAATCAGGATTTTGTCGAAAATGTACTTCGATTAGTTTATTTCCTATAAATTCACAGTTAATCCAGTCATAATTCCCCTTTAAATCATTTAAAATTAAAGGAAAATTAACCTTGTAATCAATTTTTTTCCATTTTTTCCATTTATATAATGGACTATGCTCATCACGAATTCCTAATACCGATAATTTTATTTCTTTGTTACAAAAATCAACACTGATGTGATCTCCCTTAAAGATTTCGCACCAAAATTCTGCAGGATGAAACTTGTCAGTAGTTTTGTCAATGTATTCGATACGAGCAAAACGTCCCATACCAAGTAAATTCATACAAGGACGTATAATATAAAAGTC